ATCAAAGCCACAGCCTTGTGCATAAGCAGACAACTGCATACCATGTTCATCGTATACTAACTTGGCTGGGTCTTTACCCTCTAAGTTATCTTTAGTTTTAAAGTCAACAAAGATACCAGACTTAGAATATAAATCTATCTTACCACCATAACCTAAGTCAGCACAGAAGGAAGCTTCAGCTATCCATTCTTCATCTGGAAATTTATCATTTAAATAATTCTTAATAACGCAGTAAGTTTCTGTTTCTTCTTCCCCTAAGAAACCTCGTTCAATCATGGCGTGAATTTCAGTACCTTTTTTTGCAGCCTCTTGCCCTATCTTCTTAGAGTCTATCTTACATCTGTAAGCAAATTCTTCTACAGATTCTAACACGTCTTTCTCTAACGTCATGGCAGAGTTAAGTGCTTGATTTATTTTCCAGTTCTCTAATGAGGGTTTGGCTATCATACCGAGAACAGTTGTGACAGAAGGTACTAGGTTATCTTTCTTTGCATCTCTAAGGGTAGTGTTTCTTTCCTTACCATTAGCACCTATGACTGTGTACATTGGGTCGCCCTCTTGGGTATACCAATGTCCAGATTCCGACTTAAACTTATTAGCCGACAATGTATTATATACTTCTTGACTAGAACTGTCAAGTGTTTTTTTATTTTTTTCCATCTTCTGAATCCTTGAATGCTTTTATTACATCTGATGAGAATAATTTCTGTAGATTTACTAAGTACATTTTACTTGCGTTGTGGTCTCCACCTGCTACAGTTTTAAATGTATCAAGCTTATCAACTATAGTTCTAAGTACATCTGTTTTAAATACAAGAGTACAAAACTCATTGTCTCCTACACATAAGTTATGAAACCAATAGTCTGATTCAGTTGCTCTAATACCAGAAGGTTTATTCCAAGACTCATACTCTATACATATGTTACCTGTCTTCATCCACATTCCTTTCTCTGACTTAACCTCTATCTTCTTGCCGGTTAGCATATCCTTTATCTTATCTTCTCTTATCTCTCCATACTCTAAATCAATATCAAACTTCTTCCTATCTTCTTTAGTGGGTTTCACTCCAATTTACTCCTGTCTTGTATTCACCATCAAGAGGACAGCGAAGGTTAAAATGTTCACCTGCTTTTATAATACTATCTACAGCCAGTCTTCCTGCAAAATCTGCTTGGCTTTCTTTTACTTCTATCTGCCACTCATCGTGAATGTTAGCAACAAATTTATATTCTATGTTGTTTAATTTTAACATGTCATCTAATAGTATCAAGCCTTTCTTCATAACAATTGCACCTGCTCCCTGTAACAAAGTGTTCAAGGCTGAGTGTTGGTTACGAACATATAGCTTTCTACCATCTAACCCTTTGAGATATTTTTTTGTTGATGCTCTTTGCACCCTATCTCTAAGAGATTTAAATGAAGGTTTATTATCAAAGAAATATTGTCTAGCTCTTTTACCATCTGCTGTATTTCCTCCAACCACTTTGCCAAGCTTCTCATCTCCTGCTCCGTACATGAGTGCATAGATGAATGTCTTTGCCGTATCTCTAGATTTAAGTTTTGCAAGTTTTTGATTTGCTGTGTGGATGTCTCCGTTGAGTATTTCATTTGTGTATTCCTCGTCATTCATATAGTGTGCTAACATTCTTATCTCTAGACCAGAAGCATCAACACCTAGTAAGACATTATTATCTTCTACAATCCAACATGCTCTACATTCTTTACCATAAGGGCTATGAGAACTAGGCACTTGTGCCATGTTAGGATTTCTGTGTGTCATTCTTCCGGTGATAGCACCATTAGGTATCACGAAACCATGTACCCTATTGTCATCTTCAGTAGCCTCAATCCAAGAATCAATCTGAGCTATACGCTTTTGAAGTAATAAGAATTGTGCTATTAGGTTAGCTTCGTGTATGTGTGTGATTGCAGATAAAGTTTTCTCATCTACTATCGGCTGACCTGTAGGTGTAAACCTTTCAGGCTTCCATCCAAAGTCAATAAGGTATTCGCCTATTTGTTTACGCGAACCAAGATTAAACTCTTGTAATGATTGTCGCATAAAAGGATTCATGTTCTGGGTACTAATACATCTAGCGTACTCGTCATCTGTAAGACCACGCTTAGATAGTTCACCATCTTTTTTAATATAAGGTGACACAAGTTTATCATCTACCCACTTGGGCTTGAAGGTATTGTGTACCTCATCTTCTATTGCTTGTTTCTTTTCTCTAAGTTCAGCAAGTAAGAGCACAGCATGTTGAGTATCAAACCTGAATCCATTTGTTTCTTGTTGTTTAACTATGTCTGCTATACGTGTCTCTATTGCTATAGAGTCTGCACCAAAGCCTTTACTTTCTTTTCTTAGTTCTTTTAATACTACTGCATTGAGCTGAACATCACGTACACAGTAGGTCATCATGTCTTCTGAGTAGTTAAGATAGTCTGAGAACTCTATCTTATGGTAGCCTAACTTGTATCCCCACTTCTCTAAGCTGTGTCCTCCATCTCTGTTAGGATTAAACAACCTAGAAAAAACAAGGGTATCTATTACCGGTATATTAGATAGGTCAACATCACTAAACTTATGCACCATTGGTATATCAAAGCCAATGATGTTGTGTCCTATCAGAGTATCTGCTGTTGTTAAAAACTCATAACCTTCTTGTAGTTTGTCAGGTGGAAATCTAAATATCTCTTCTGTGTCTACATCTTGTGCAACAATACAATGTATCTTTGTTGCCTTCAGGTCATCTGTTTCTATATCAAATACTAACTGCACTAAAATGCCTCATCTTGTCCATCATCAAACTCTATGTCATCGTTAGATACTTCAGACAATCTGCCTGTATCTGAATCATACACCACACTACATGCCATACCGACATCACCTGTGTATCTTGATTTAAGAACACGAAGCTTAGTTGTCCTTGCTTCTTCTGGGTCAGCAGACTGTTGATTTCTTTCCAATGCTATAACACAATCGGATAGTTGTCCAATACTATTTGAGCCACGTAGATGAGATAGTGAAACCTCTATACCATTCTCATGTCCTTTGTTACCATCAACTCTACGTAAGTGTGAAACTAAAATGATACCTGCACCTGTCTCTTCTACTAAACTTCTAAGTCTAGTCATAATAGAATCAATGGCTCGTCTTTCATCTCCATCATGTACAGCACTAACTAACATATGTAAATGGTCTACTACCACCCACTTGCAGTCGCACCCTATAATCATAAAGCGTAGCTTAGTAAAGATATCATCAATGTCATTCGTTCCAAAGTGTGAATGCACCCATACTCTATTACGATTTTCTCCGTCATAAAGTATGTCAAACATCTTATCAAGTTCTTCTTTAGAAAACTTATCACGTTCTTGGTCAACGTATAACCTAGCGTTAGCTTCGATAGATAAGATACCATCAATGGTACGTCTCCAATCTTCTTCTAATGCTATGATACCTACGTTATCATTGGTGTGTTTTATAAGATGATGTTCAAGTTCCCTAGTTACACTAGACTTACCAAGACCTGTGCCACCTGTAAGGGTAACAAGTTCTCCTTGTCTAAGACCATATAACTTTTTGTTTAATCCTTCATAAGGATAAGGTACGCTTTCTTTTCTTTCACGATTGTGAAACTTCTCACGTTGCTCTGAAACATTTATAACACCAGAAGGTGTGTAAACTTTAGAAGCCCACCAAGCCTCAACAAATTCTTTATGTCTGTTGGAACGAAGCATATCGTTAGGGTCTTTGTAGCCGTGTGGTAGTGTAAGTATCTTTGCTTTACTAGGTTTAAATAATCTAGCAACTTTAATAGATGCTTCCTTACCTGCCTTGTCATTATCAAATGCAATGATTACATTCTCAAACTCTTCAAAGAACTCTAAGCTTTCTTTAATATCTTTAACTGCACCCTGTGCACCACGCTTAATAGATACTACTGCCCACTTAGAACCAAGTAGTTCATAGGCAGCCATTGCATCACACTCGCCTTCGGTGATAGTAACGTACTTACCACCCTTAAATAACTGTTGACCAAACAGTCCTGTATCGTTATACGTTCCGGAAACAAAGAAGTCTTTGCTTACTACACTACGATACTTAGTAGCTGATAGCTCATGCCCATTGTAGTATGGGTACAAATGCTTAACCACATTTCCTCTTAGGTCATGTACGCATTTAACTCCATACTTAGTAGCAGTTGCTTGGGTTATCTTCCTATCTGTAAGAGCAGAAAATTTTCCCTCGTCTACCACGTCAGGTTGTTTGGTCGGTGTTGTCGTTGCTGTTTGCATATCCTTTCCTCCACATGCGTTTGTATAACTTGGCATGAACTCACCACAACTGAAACACTTTGCTGAATCGTCTTCATTGATTCCAACAGCATCGCTACTGTTACAAAGTGGACAAGGTTGATGCAGTTTATCCCACGTCTTATCCATGTTAGCCCTCATTTATGCTACTAGGATTCTTCTGTTGAATCTTCTTCAGCTACGTCTTCGTCATCTCCTTCAGGCTCATCGCCACTAGGTGTATCTACTACAGCTTCTTCAGCATTTTGTAGTAGAAGTTCAAGATTGTTTTGATGTGTACCTGAAGCAAAGTTCAGGGCTTCAACAAGAACATTCAACGTACCTATCTTACTGATAGACATGTTGGCATTAGCTCTCGCGTTCTCATCCTCAATCATAGTAGTATCATATACTATCTGTCCGTCATCTTTTGTAATAGTAATTATCATATTAAAATTCCTCGTTATCTTCTGAAGTGCTTTCAGAATATTCAATTAAGTTAGTAACCTTTACTGCTATTAACTCAGCAAACGTACCATACTTTCCTGTGTAAGGTTTAATCTTCACAGTAATATCAGAACCATTACCAACACTAGCGTCTAACTCGTTGCCGTCTCCGTCAACTAACTTAGGTGCTACATTAATAGTTCCGTCATGCTTCTCTACTTTCCTAGAGAAAGAGAATGCTGGCTCATCATACTTAGGCTGTCCATCTCTGGTTCTAACCTGTGATAATCCCATACCCTCTAGCCTATTCGCAGTATCAACATCAGTCAACACTACTATTCCATACTTATGTGGTTCAAACTTAGTGTTTGGTGTGCTGACATTAGCCCACATAGCTTTTCCTTCTATATACTCATACATATTACTTTCCTCCATTGGATTTAATTATGTTTAAAGATTTTATCACATCTATTTTTTAGATGCAACTCGTTTCTCTCTTCTTCTTGCGTTGTTCCTATCCTTTGTAAATTGAATAGAGGATTGCAAGTCTTCCCATAACTCATCAAGTGCTTGTTTCTTTTGTTCTTTGTTAAGTCTTGTAACGATTTTGATATCAGACTTCTTAGGTATCCATGTATTCCAATAGGCTTTGTCCATGTCTGTCCATGTCCATGCTATTTCTTTGTTTAGTGTTGTTGATTTAAAATATAAATTCACACAGCCCTCCAGCTTTAAAATTAAAAGGGTCACTTTTGAGTGATAACCAGCACTATTCACAAGGGAAGGTAATCGGTTTAGTTCTTATCCCATTTCAGCTACAACTTTAATAAGTGTTGCCACCTCTAAAGATTTTACAGTAGCTCGAACACCTTGTAAAACTTAGTCTGGTTTTCTTGGCACTAGACCAGTAACTAGCACGATATAATCGTATGTCTTTAGGTTCAGGAAGGTTAGTTGAGGGCTACACCTTATGACATACCTATGTCAAACAAGTGGCTATTAAACCACCCTTATCCTCAACTGTCAAGCAGTATCTCATTAAAAGATACTAAACTTTTATCTAACAATTTTACATAAAAGTATTGGTCTTTACCCCATCTTGTCTCATATGCAATCTTGCTCTGGTATAGCTCTTCATTGTTCTTGGCTATCCACATATCAAAATGTCTGTATTCATCTGCTGTTAATTTTATAAAGCCGTCTTCATCTTCTTTCATTATTCTGTTCATCAATTTTTTTCTCACTATCTATCACTAATAAAACAACTCCAACCATACAGAAAGTTATAAAAGAACCAATGATTATAAAGCCTGTTATTTGTCCTAACATACTATACTTCTATTGCGAATGGAATACTACAGTTAGTTGTATTGTTTGTAGTATCTATAGCGTTGTCTAAGTATTTAATAATAGCCCTGTTTACTTTACTGTTTACTTTCTTAGAGAAAACTATATTAGTAATCATGTCATCTTGTATGTCATAAGATACTTTAAATCTAAGGTCTCTATTAAATACAATCTTACTTATGTATCTTCCAAAGTCCACAGACCTATCAGGACTAGGGCATGGGTAAACAATAGGCACTACTACAGGCTCTACTATAACCTCTGGCTCTGGTTCTTCTACTACAACTACAGGAGCTTCAACAATTTCAACGGGTTCAAGTGTCTGTCCCACATTAATCTCGCCTGTTAAGACACCAAACCCACCTGTTGCAGAGTATTCTTCTCTAACCTCTACCAACTCTTGCCCTTGTTCTTGTTGTGTATCTTGTATACTTTCTAACCTACCCATTAACATGTTGTCAGCCTCAGAAAGCTTGTCCAAGTTAATACTAGTATCTTCTTCGTAGTAACTTAATGCTCCATCAATAGCACTATAGTTATCAAAGAGTACATTTATTTTAGTAGTCACTATCGACTGCTCTTGTTTAAGTTTATACATCTGTCTACTAAGATTGTTCATCTCTTTGTTGTTACTAATTACTGTGTAACAAGACAAAGCAAGTGTCCCTATTACTAACATACCTATCATTACATTTTGTTTATTCATATATCACCTTCTCCTTTTTTCTTTTGTCATTATATTTAACAACTCTTCTACCACTTTTGTAACCTGTGATTTGTCTATACCATTTACCTTGTTTAAATGTAAACTCTATAAAAGTTATATCTTTATCAAGTTGTTCTTCTTCTAGTTTTATTCTTTGCAGTTCTACTGCACTATAATATTCTGTCATAATTATATAATATTATTATTACTATATTAAAAGATATATAAATTAATTAAAGATAATTTTTATATATGTTTTTAATTTTAAAATAATTCTACTCCTATTTTGTTAGCTGTCAAGCGTTATTTAATATTTATTTCTAAGCCTTTCTAAGAGCTTGTTAATCATGGACAGTACCTATGTTAGGATAGACTAGCATACTACTCACCATGCGTGTTAGGTGTTCTCCTATCCTATGTATTACATCTACTTCTGATACTTCCATTGGTTTGTCCCAACTACTTATGTCAATATATAATAAGTCGACAAATGTTCTGTATTTATTAGCTGATAATTTATTTACTATATGTTCTCTTGCACATATCTCATCAAGTCTTTTGTATAATGTTTTGTTGTTCATCCGTTCAATCCCTCCACTCTACTCCAGTCCTCGTCAAGTACAAGCACCTCTTCCATACCATGTTTGAAATCTATTTCACCAACGTCCCACGCTTCATAGCTTTGTGAAGTTCCATCTTTGAAATCAATAGTTAAAGTCATACGACTTATGTCCCAGTCTTTTACCTTGTCCCAATCAATACCCTCTTCATCTAAATCCCAAGTAAGATATGCGTTATACCTAGCTTCAATGTACTTAGGTTTAGTTCCTTCTATCCAATCACTCATCATCTACCTCGCGTAAATATAAACGTCCCACTTAACAGCTTTATCCAATGGACAAAAGCATATGGCTCGTTGGTTATAGTCTGGGTTGTCTTTACCCCACCTGCCTTGACATTTTACATAGTGTTTCTTGAGGCTGTGTTTGTTCAACAGACTAACACTTTGCTTAACCTCTTGAAGTTTGTTAAGTTGGTCTAGCACCTCATCACTATTCTTTTCTACTGTCATTACATATGTTTTAGTTCTCATTTATTACCTCCTTTAATATATCTATATTTATCTCTATTCCATTCTAAGTTTAGCAACCTAGTTAGTTTCCATTTAATTGTATCTAAATTAGATACATCAGACATATAAACATCTTTCATTTCTGAATAGTTATCTAACATATTATCAATTTGATTAACATATCTACACCAATCATGTAGTTCTTCTGGCGTTAGTTCAATCGTTGTTTTAGTTTTTAAATGTTTAACTTTCATATCTCACTCCTTCTTCTATATCGTTAATTATATCGGTCATCATCTCATCATTAAACCAGATAAAGTTACGATTTGTTTTGTTACAAACTAGATACTTAATTGTTTCTAGCCCTTGTTCTTTATAGACTATCCTTAAAAGTCTTGTCAATAATCCTATCTCGTTAAGCTTGTCCATGACATCTAGCTTTTCAAAATAGTATTCG